GCAATACAGAATAGAAAGTAAAGGACAGCCAGGGACCACCTCCCTGGGTGCAGCTTCAAAATGAAGGCAGGGCAGGTGGGTGAAAGTGCCGGATGAGAGTTCCGGTCTTAGGAAAGCATGAGTCTATTCTACACAAAGCGATACAGAGCAAGAGTGTATCTGGTGTCTCACGCTGCCAGGAGGTTTAACCAGCGGGTCTGAAGATAGGAGTAAGGAAGGAAAGTTGGGGGGAAACCAGTAGTCTTCATTACCTGATCTCTGACGCGAGTGCACCAGCGATCGTAGGTCTTCGGACCGGAGTGGAAAGCAAGGTAACAGAGAGAAGTGACAAGGTCTTGGAAATCTCCATCTCTCAGCCACATCACTGATTGTTCGTAAGTGTCTGGGTCCATGACCGGGTGGATATAGAATGGTCGAATGTCATCAGGCACAAACCAACGTTTCAGAAACGTGACGTCATAGATGGTGGAGTTTTCCGGGAAGGTGTCTGTTTTATTTGCTGGAGTTACAACAAGTGGTGTGTGCTTGTCATAAAACTCCTTGATGAATGACGGATGGATGGGTGGATCGCACCCATAAATCACATCATCACCATAGGCCAAAATTCTGAAGGATTCAGGAGAAAAATCAGGGTGTTGGATTAAAGCAGAAAGAACACAAATGTTGTTGATGATGGTGTTGATGATGGAAGTGCCAACACATCCAGACGGGTTACCGCCAATCATTTCATACGTCTCGTTGCCAAAGACATGGCGCGAGTGGCGTATGGTCTCGATGTAACGGGTCACCCGTTCGTCTCCAATGAGACGTTCGAGATGTTCCTCAACGATGCGGAAGGCACAAGAGGGGAGGGTGGCATCAAAACACTTGTAGTCCAGATCAAAGACTTGAGGATAGTGACAGAATTTAAAGAAAAATTTTGTCCAGTGTAGGTCTGGGTTGCAACCAACAGCACTACCATGTTTGCCAGGATTTGCCTGCATGTACTCAATGAGTCCACCAAGCAACATCCTACCAGCAATGATAGCGTGGATAGGAGCAGCTTCGACCACACGTGTGAGGCCTAATGTGACTTTAGAGGTGGGTCTAAGTTCATCTTTAAGGAAAGTAGAGTAGAAGTAATAGGGATCTTCAAGAGTTTTGTTGATTTCAACTTCCAACTCTGGAAGAGGTAACCACATCCCATTCTGTTGGACAAAGAGTGAACGGCGCGAGCGCCCCATGGTGTTCCACGGGTAACCTGCTGCCTGATTCATGTCAATGCCCTCGAGATTGGGAGTTCCATTGATTGCCTCTTCCATCGTCAGAGTATGGATCATGGTTGGAAATTTGGAGAAGTAAAGGTCGGCGGCCGCCTCGAGTCCGGGCCAGGGTTCGTCCATGTCTCCCTTGTTGTGTTTAAGGAAGAGTTGGTCGTCCAGGCGGATTCCTTCTTCGAGACGATCGTCTTTCTGGGTGAGGACAGCTGGTTGTTTCTTGACAGGGAAGGCACCAAAAGCAGGAGAGCGACCGAGCTTAGATTTGCGGTTGACATTCACTCCAGGGACGATGTTGGGTCCAGGAATGATGATGGATTGTTGGTCAATTGCAAACTGCTCGATCTCAGGAAGATAGGTAGAGATAGGTACAGAGAAGCCAGAGCAACCAGTAACCCCAGCGACGTGAAGTCCAAGCAGCTTCACACCCGCAGGATCATCCGTGATAAGAGGTGCACCACAGAGACCCTGGAAGGTGGGGGCTTTGTAGCCGTAAGCTGTTGGTTCCTCCACGACGCCAGGAAGGTCAAGAGTAACCCAACGGTTCTTGGAGAATCGTAGGTAGACAGGAGGACCAGAAAGAGTAGAAATAAGATGTCCAGTAGGGTAGGGATGTTCACCAATAAAGCGACGGAGGTCACGATGTTGGCGAATAGTAGGAAAATGGATGATAGTGAGTTCTTTTCCCAGGCGTTTGTGTTGGAGTGTCGCCCAGTCAAAGACATCTGGACCTACAGAGATGCGGGTCGTATCATCCGGGATGATATGAGTAGGGGCTAGAAAGAATCGAGAGAAAAGAAAGAAGCCACAGCTTGCGCTGCGACCAATAGTAGGGGATTCAGTAGCAATGGGATAGACATTGTCAGCAATCTTAGGGAGAGCAGGAGAGAGAGACTGCCGAACAACGGATCTAGACTGTGAAGGAGGAGGTGGAGGAGGATGTGATGGTCTCATTTTCTCCTGGCGTTTCAGCCTAGGGAGGCCCGAGTATGCACCTTGGATTTTGTCAGGTGCGTCCTCTTTGGCCTTCCACAGCGTACGCGCCACAGCAATGATGGTAAGAACGAAACCAATCACAGTAAGGAAAGTAGTACAGGCAAAGATGGGTTTTCGGTAGTTCCAGAGCTGGTTAACCACCGAAAGAGGAGCATTCTGTGAGACAGCCCGCTCAAAGGAAAGGGAAGTGGGTACAGGTTTAGACTCAGAAAGAATTTCAAGAGCATCCTGATAGGACAGTTCAGTAGGCTCTGCTTCAATGGTCAAGCCCTGCCGTTTGACCAGACTAGCCAGGAGGTCAGAGACCCCAGTTGACCGATCTAGACGTCCGACAATGGCATCGACCAAAGAGTCAAAGTCTGTGAAAGAAGGTTGCCATAGAGAGTCTACGGCAACAGTAAGTTTAAAAGATCTGAAGAGAGAAAGTTCAGTTTGGGAGGTTAGATATTTGGAAGGTTGGTTAAGGGGTTTGAGGGCCTCCACAGGATCGAAGGGTTTGCCGTCAATGCGGTCCACGTTGATCCGTAGGTGCATGCGCCTGCGCAGTGCACCAATGGAACGCGCAGCCCGTTCGTTTGGTCCGGCAAAGTTGGAAGTGACCACAACGACCTGGGAGGTGTAGTGTGTACCTTTGGCCTCGAGATTAGCCATTGGCACGATGAAAGGAGCAGAAGAGATAAGATTAGGAAAGTTTGCCCAGTCGCGACCTTCGGGGTCCTGACCAAGATCATCGATGAAGTGGACGACCTGGCCAGTATAGCCATCGAAGTACTCACAACTGGCAGAAGAGGGAGAATAGACGTCGTCTGGGTTACCAGACAACTTCTGGGCAAGAACTCTAGCAAGTAGGGAAGCAAGAAGAGATTTACCAGTTCCTGGTGGACCGTAGAGGTAGATCACAACAGGTTCTGGGCGAGGACCAGATTGGGCCATGCGGGCAGAGTTGAGAGCAAGTTGATAGTTCCGCAAGGCCTGAGAGAGGAAGGAGGAATGAGGAGCAGACTTGGCGTCGGCAGCCACCTTGGTGAGCTCGCGACAACGCGTGATGGCGTCCGTGATCGCGGACACCGGAGTGCGCTCAGAGGAGAGTGCAGCGATTGATTCTGAGTAGTGTCTGAGAATTTCATCATGTGCGTCAGCAAGGACTGTTTGTGGATCAGTCTTCGCTTTGCCACGAATCCATGTCAGTACACGCTCAGCCCAACGCCAACACGTGTCCATGAGCCACTCGGTGTTCTTGACCGCGTTGACGGCATCGTTGTAGTCACGAACACCTTGGTGTTCTACCGTTGCTGCGTGTGCCTCCTCAGGAGTGACAGAGAGACCAAGCTTGGTAGCAATCCAGTAGTAAAGGGAACCAAGGACAGAGCTACAAGAGTGGAAGTATTCAGAGGCTTGAGGAGCAAGGTCAGCACAGATGATGACCAATAGACCAGCTATGGACATCGGAGTGGGAGATCCAAAGAGGACAAGAAGGTAACCAAAGACTTTGGCCACCCAGGTAAGGAAGGTAGAGATACCATCTCTCAGCACTTTGGAAGCACCTTGAGTGAAGGTCTTGGAAAAGGAAGAGAGCATATCAGTGAAACCGTTCAGGCTGGAGGAAACCTGTGTTGCTGCCATTCTGATGTCAGATGCAGCCATTGAGATGTTAAGAGTAGACCGAGCGAGGTCGGCATCACGCACTGCCGAGGCAGTGGTCTCAATGGAGTCAGCGACACGGTTAGCAGCCATTGAGATGTTAAGAGTAGACCGAGCGAGGTCGGCATCACGCACTGCCGAGGCAGTGGTCTCAATGGAGTCAGCGACACGGTTAGCAGCCTGGACGACCTCTGGGGGGGCTTCAAGAGAGAGGAGGCCCTGTCGGGTCACGCGTCCTTTCGACGCTTGCACGGCTGCGCAACCAGACAGGAGGGCGAGAGCGCCCAGACCAAGGAGAAGAGAAAAACCAGTGTTGGGGAGTTCAACACCAGTGATGTTAGAGACAAAGTGAGTACAGTTATTAGTAGCAGAGTAGTCCCAACGGGTGCCAACCATTGCAACGGCAACCATCCAGTGGCATGGTTCTACCTCTTGGTAGACCACGCCCTGGGGGTCTTCGTAGGCAACGTAGGCGTTGAGACCAAGGCGGGAGAGGGAAATTTGTTCCGTGCGGTCAGAGTGCACCGCACGCAATGCCCAATGAGTGTACGTCATGCGCTGGACCTTGACGATGTATACTCGCACATCTGGACAGAGTGTGGGAGTTGGTACATCGCCAGCCTGGCATTGACGTACAACGGGGGAACGGCCCTTAGGGCGGACCACAGCTGGTAGCAGGGGTGGGGGTTGTTCCAGAGGGGGAGGGGCACGGGGAACATAACCACAGAAATTGCCAAAGGCAATCTGAGTAGTCATGGTGATCATGGTGGTGGCTGGAACATCCCCCTGAAAGGAAACTCTGATGTACAGGGTGCCAAATGTAGTGTTGACCACATCCTGACCACCTGCAAAATCAGAGAAGCCAAAGAAGGACAGTGGAATTGCAGAAAGGGGGGAAGCATAAGGAACAGAAATAGGTATAGTAGCTTCAGAGGTTGGTGGGATTGAAGCTTGGATGGAATAGAAACAACCCATAGAGGAACCAGGAGTTTCCTCAGACTGAGGAGAAGAACCAGGTGGGGCGAAGTAGATGGTGACACGTGCGGCATAAGCAGCAGGGTTGGAAAAAGTGATGGCCACACGCGGGTCGGCAGTGAAATAAGTGAAACAGGAAAGAAGGAGTGGAAGGGTGTCGCCAGGACCGGCGTTGGCAACCCAATCAACGGGGTTGAGAGGGAAGGTGTAACCAGCCTCAGCGGTGAATCCTACAGAGTAATCTTCACCATCCACAAAGATGGGTCTGTAGATGGAGAAGAAACGCTGCAGGTTAGTGTCAGGAGGAGTGGGATTGTCAGTATAAGAGAAAGTAGTGCGTAGTTCAGGTTCAGTGGTTGCAGTTCCAGACTCAATGCTGGAGACAGGGGGTGGCGCGTTGTCATCGTCAGCGGCCTGGATTTGGAATCCGGGAGATTGGATACCACGCAGAGTGAAAGATTCACCAGCAGAAACAAAAGCTTGGATTACAGCAGAAGGGGGGGCGGGTGATGGCCCAGTAAGCGGGTTCATCACCCAAATGGAAACAGTGCCAAGAGTGGCGAGAAGAGAGTTCTGATTAGCCATGTTGGTGACTTTCCAGTAAGATTGAGAGATGAAGGGGATAGTAAAGTCTAGAGTGGAAGAAGAGTTGATGTCCCACACGGTGTAAGTACCGCGCAGAGCATCCTGGAGGGAAGTGGGGGGTGTTCCAGCAGCGGGAGTGAAACAGATAGCGAGACGCCCGAAGTGTTGGGCGGAACCAGTAAAGAGAAGGGAAAGCTGGAGTTCTCCTCGCCATTGGGCGAAGAGGTTGGTGACAAAAGATATGGGAGTTCCAGTAGCAGCAAGAAGGACAGGTTCAATCACAGCCTCAGCAACTTTTTCACCCGTCGTCTCAGCCATTGTCCAAGTGTAAGACTCGAACAGACCAGGGCGGTGGGCGAACTCAAGCCAATCGTTGACTTTGGCTGGTAGGTAGTCAACTGGTGGACGGAAGGACTCCATCGCGTAGATGGGAATTTCCTGACCAGCAACCACGTTACCAAAGGCTCCAGCCCCGGGGAGGGACCGGATTTTCCAATGTTGGGTTTGGACTTGTCTGAGGCCATGGAAGGAGGTGTTAAGAGGAGTGACATAGATGGAAACGGAGAGAGAAGTAGGAGAACCAGTAGGAACAGAAAGTGGAGGGAGGACCATTAAGTAGAAAGTCCAAGGTGCCCGAACACAGGTGGAAGCGTTCGGTGCTGGACCAATGTAAGGGACCTCTATTGAGGCGGTGTTACCTTGGTAGAGGTTGAGGAGGGCGTAGGGAAAAGTGAAGATGGCATTTAGACGGCCCTGGGCGAGCTCTCCGGCGGAGTACTCGGGGACCATGACCAATGCTAAACACCCAGCATGAAACTGAGAACCATTAACCACCACTTGGATGCGCCATCCACAATTCCACATAGAGTGGGTATCATGCATAGCCGTCCAAGGGCAGTCTGGATAAGCGTGGACAAAAGAGAAAGGGAGAGGGTAGGCAGTGGGTGGGGAGTTATCTTGTGTTCCCCAATTAGCAGAAGAAGAAACAGGGAAAGTGAGGTTTTGGAGAGCAGAATATTGCATCCCGTTTGGACCAGCCAAGTTCCACAGTTGTGGATTCTCAGTGGTCCATTCGAGAGTGTCCAACAGCCAAGTACGGTCACCAGACGGACCAGGGACAGAGGGAGCATCTGGATTAGGAAGAGGAACAGAAGGGGTGGGAGGGTAAGCACAGACCACAGGAGCGGTGGAGCCGGTTGTGATCATAGCATTACCAGATTGAGTAGCAGAAGGGTTTAAAGCTATGAGGTTGGGGGAGGGACCTGGGCGAGCACCTGAGAGCTTGCTCTTGATGGCAGAAGAGGCAAGCTTACCAGCACCCTCGATGCCGTCGAGTGCTTTATCAACACCGCGGCTGAGGGCTTTGGCAGCAGCAGGTTCCCACCAGTGGTTAAGTTGTGGACTTCGACCTTGGAAGTGGTGGATGTGTCCTTGTTGGCGGTGGGACGATCCACCAGAGCGACCAGCAGGGTCATCAGCAGAGGAGGAAACAGGACAATCTCCAAGGCCAGTGTTCACCGTGGGAGTCCAACCATTTGCACCCACGTCAGTAGTAACATTGTTATTACTTCCGTAGATGTTAGTGGTGGAGTTGCCCTGGCGCACCATCTGTCCAGGAGTGGAGAGAGTGAGGTCAGTGAAATCGGAAAGGTTGATTTTTCCAGCAAGAGATACAGGAGGGGGGTTTTCAGCAAAGAATTTGGAGAGAGGCCTTGCCTGGGTGGGTCCAGGCAAGGAAGCAGATGCCAAGCGGTCATGCCAATTTTGCTCAGCATCGGTAGTAAAAGAAGGGGGTTCAGGGTGTAAGATGTTGTCTGGCCATTCGGAATCCTCGAGGATGTCCTCAGGATCCTTCTGGACAGGCTTAGAAGGGTGGATGATAGATTGGTGAAAGGGGCAGTCTTCATCGTACTCACAAGCCAGCGACATGAGGGTGTCGCCGTCTTCCGAGGGATGTTGACAATAGAGACAATTGTACCAGTGGGAGGGACGGGGAAGGGGAAAGAGCCGGTGTTGCTCGTTGATGTAACAAGCATCCAGCTCTTCCATGGCTGTGATGTAAGACAGTCGGGAGTTCTCCCTAGGATGCCAAGCGACGGGGTGTCGCCGGATCCGACGGGAGAGTTTGTGGGTAAGGATGGGGGCAAAGACGGAGTCAGAAACCAGAATTGAAGAAGCCATGTGTCTTGTCAACTGACTTTAACCCATGAGTCGGCCAGCCGCGACTCTATCAAGCAGTACATGGTCAAGCGTGGATTCCCAGCCACGCAACCACAGTGCACTTCAGAGGTCAGAGAAATCTCGATGACTTGATTCACGGGTGAGCAATGCTATGCCCGTGGTGACCGAAGTCACATGCACCGCAGTCCATGCTCTACTCATGGGCGAGCCTGTTGTAGACATCTCCTATCCCATTACTCAGCACGCGGACACGCACCTTTGTCGGGTAGGAGTTTGGTAGCCTGCAACACACTTGTGCTTTTTCCGCCAGGCACCACCGGCAATCCGAGAAGGGAGAGGCAAGTGGGAGGTCAGGTAGGCATTCTGAGGTCAAAATCCAAAGGAGTCAGTCAGTGGGGTGTGGATAGGGTTGGTTTAGGGAAGGGGTGAGTGGAATGAGGGTAAACAGGGATGGGAAGCCCTGTTATGTTCCTCCAAACCAGTCCCGAAGGAGTGGAGTGAAGTAACGGTGGCCCGGGCGAGTGGCCACCGGAAAAGAGGGTGAGGGGGCCGAGGCCCCCCCACCCCCTTTTCAAA